CGATCGGGGCGACGCGCGAACGCGCATCCCACGGTGAAGCCGGTCGCCCTCATGCAATGGCTCGTCCGGCTCGTGACGCCGCCGGGCGGGAAGGTCCTCGATCCGTTCGGCGGTTCCGGCTCGACCGGCCTCGCGTGTCAGGCGGAGGGCTTCGACGCGGTCCTCGTCGAGCTCGACCCAGCCCATGTCAAGACCGCCCGCGGACGACTCGGGCAGACCGCGACCGGGAAGCGACGGAAGAAGCGGAAGGCCGCGAAGTGAAGAAGCGGACGAAGGCGGAGATCGACCCGTCGATCCTCGAGACCGCGCTCTCCGTGCTCGCGGTCGGGGCCTCGCGGCAGGTCGCCGCCGCCCAGGCCGGGATCTCGAAGGTCACCCTTTGGAGCTACGAAAACCGGGGACGCGAGGCCTGGGAGAAGCGGGAGGCGGGAATCGAGGCCGGGGTCGAGGTCGAGCTCTCGGAGTCGGAGGCCTTCTTCGCGGAGTTCTACGCTCGAGTGAGGAAGGCGGAGAGCACGACCCAGGCCTACATGCTCGGCTTGATCCAGAAGGCCGCGAACGGGGACTGGAGGGCCGGGGCCTGGGTCCTCGAGAAGTTGTACCCGGCAGAGTTCGGGAAGCGTCTCGAGGTTCACGCGGAGCACTCGGGGACGGTCTCCGCGTCGGTCGACCTCTCGAAGCTCTCGGAAGACGAGCTTTTCGAGCTCCGGAAGCTCCGGCGGAAGATCTCGCCGGACGCGGAGGATTGATGTCCGGGGTCGAGCTCCCGTCGTCCGCCCTCGAGGAGCTCCCGGATGAGGTCGAGCTTGACCGCGAGATCGCGCGCCGGGGCCTCCTCGGGTTCCTCCGGATCGCCTGGGAGCGGCTCGACCGAGACCCGCTCGTGATCGGCTGGCATCACGGCCTCGTCTGCGAGGTCCTCGAGGCGGTCTCCGCCGGAGAGATCCGAGACCTCGTCATCAATGAGCCGCCCGGCATGACGAAGAGCCTCACGGCCGCCGTTTGCTGGCCTATCTGGGAGTGGATCCAGGTCGACCCGGCGCTCCGCTACATCTTCGCGACCTACTCCGACGCCCTCTCAAAGCGGGACGCCGCGAAGACGAAGGCCCTCGTCGACTCGCCGTGGTTTCAGGCCCGATGGCCGGAGGTTCGGTTCCCTCACACTGCGAGCCGATCCGTCCAGCGGCTCGAGAACGCGGCCGGAGGGATCCGGTTCTCGACCTCGATCAAGGGCGGCGTCACTGGACGCCACGCCCACCGGATCGTGATCGACGACCCGATCAAGCCGCTCGACACGATCGGCTCGCGCGCCGCCCTCGGGACCGAGCTCGATCTAGTCGCGGACTGGTGGGACCTCACGATGTCCACCCGGCAGGCGAACCCGAAGCGGACGGCGAGGGTGTGCATTATGCAACGGCTCCACACCCGCGATCTCTCGCAGCGGATCCTCGACGAGACGGAGGGCGTCGTCCATCTCTCGCTTCCGATGGAGTATGAAGCGAAGGCCCATTGTGAGGTCCGCTGGACCCGGGTCGAGGAGGACGGCTCGACCGTCGAGGTCGTCCGGGAGGACCCACGGACCGAGGAGGGCGAGCTCCTCTGCGAGGCCCGCTACGATCGCGACGAGACGGAGAAGCTCAAGAAGCGGCTCGGCTCGCTCGGGACCGCCTCGCAGCTTCAGCAACGACCGGCGCCCTCCGGCGGCGCCGTCTTCCGCCGAGAGTGGTTCCAGTACTGGGGGACCGCAGGGTCGAAGCATCCGGCCCTCCCGGACCGCCGCCGCGAGATCCAGATCTGGGACATGACGTTCAAGGGGAAGCCGGCGGGGGGAGGGAGGAGGTCCTTCGTCTGCGGGCAGGTGTGGGCCCAGGTCGGGGCGGACTTCCTCCTCGTCGACCAGGAGCGCGGCCAATGGGCGTTCGTCGATCAGCAAAAGGCCCTCCAACGGCTCACCGGGAGACGCCCGCGAGCCCATCGGAAGTACATCGAGGACGCGGCGAACGGGGCGGCGGTCGTCGACTCGATGAAAGGGACCGTCCCTGGCTTGAAGCTCGTCCCGACGGGAGGCGGGTCCGAGGCTCGCGCCCAGGCCGCGTCCGTCTATTTCGAGGCCGGGAACGTCTTCCTCCCGGACCCTTCGATCGCCCCGTGGGTCCGCGAACTCGAGGACGAGCTCCTCGTCTTCCCGATGGGTCGCTGGGACGATCAGGTAGACTGCATAACGCACGCCCTCGTCCGGATGGCGGACTCGGTTCACGCTACCTACTCGAAGGCTATGCGAGAGGTCGCGAAGACCGGCGGAGGAATGGTCGCATGAAGGCAACGACGACAACGACGACGAGGGTCGCGAGATCGAACGGCTCCCGGGTCCGATCTTCCGCCTACGACAAGGCGAGGGTCCGGCTCGACTCCTGGGTCAACGCGGTCACGGGCCTCGGAACTACCGCCCGGGACAAGGTCTACAACGCGTTCTTTCAGCGGTCCCGACGGCTCTCGGACGCCGAACTCGAGGACCTGTACAACGGGGACGACCTCGCAGCGAAGATCGCCGGGAAGGTCGTCGAGGACGCGCTCCGCGGCTCCTATGAGCTCGTGATCGGGGTCGACGAGGAGACTCGGGAGACCGTCTCGGACGCGGCCTCGCAGGCGGAGGGCGTCCGGGCCTACCTCGAGGGCGAGCTCTCCGCGACGCCGCGAGTCCGGGAGGCCTGGACCTGGGGCCGCCTCTTCGGCGGGGCCGCGATCTACGTCGTGACCGACGAGGGTCGGGACGTCCCGCAGGACGAGCCGCTCGACGAGGGGAGCCTCCGCCGCGTCCTCGCCCTAACTGTCCTCGACAAGCGGGACCTCGTCCCTCACACGGTCTACTCCGACCCGGCAGACCCTCGCTTCGGTACGGTCGAGACCTACCGCGTCAACACGAGCGGGATCTCTTCCTCCTCGGTCACGACTGCGACGATCCACGAGACCCGGCTTGTCCTCTTCGAGGGGGCCCTCACAACGAACCGCGAGAAGCAAACGCCGAACGAAGGATGGAGCCTCTCGGTCCTCCACCGTCCCTACGACGTCCTCCGGTCCTTCAACACGTCGTTTCAGGCTCTCGCGAACATCCTCCAGGATGCGAGCCAGGGGATCTTCAAAATGGACGGGCTCATCGATATGATCGCGAGCGGCGAGAAGGGGGCCGTCGCCACCCGGATGGGGCTCGTCGACCTCCAGAGGTCCGTCGCTCGCTCACTCGTGATCGACGCGGAGAAGGAGGACTTCTCCCGGGCGACCCCGACGCTCTCCGGGTATCCGGAGGCCCTCGAGATCCTCATGCTCCGGCTCGCGGCGGCGGCGGACATGCCGGTCGCGGTCCTCTTCGGGCGAGCTCCGGCAGGCCTCAACGCGACCGGGGAGAGCGATCGCCTCCTCTGGGCCCAGTCGGTCGAGAGCAAGCAACGGCAGGTCGCGGACCCGGCCTTCTCGCGGCTCGCGGAGCTCGTCTTCCTCTCGAGCGAGGGACCGACCGGCGGCCGGATCCCGGGCTCGTGGGACATCGCGTTCCCGTCCCTCGTCCATACGACCCAGACCGAGGAGGCCGCGATCCGGAAGCTCGTCGCGGAGACCGACGCGATCTATCTCCGGGAGGGCGTCCTACTGCCGGAGGAGGTCGCGATCTCGCGGTTCCGCGCCACGGGTTGGAGCTCGGAGACCCAGATCGAGACGTCCGATCGTGAGGCCCTTCTCGAAGAGGAGATGGAGAAGCTCCGGAACCCTCCGCCGCCGCCTCCGCAGCTTCCGCCGCCGCCGCCTCCGGCCTCCGACGAGGAGACGTCCCTCGAGGACGAGAGCGAGGACGACGAGGCGACCGGGGAGCCGTAGCGTGGGCGTGAGGCTCGACCAGGCCGCGAACGTCGTCCCGGCCGCGGAGCTCCGCGCGCGCCGGATGGTGAGGGAGGCCGCGACCGGGAGACGCTCCCGGCGCCGCAAGCCCGGACGGCTCCGCCTCCCTCGAGGCTCGGAGCTCCGCTACCGCCGGACGCTCGTCGGGATCCTCTCCGCAGTCGAGAAGCAAGTCCGCGCCGAGGTCCTTCCTCTCGTGGAGAAGCTCACGTCCCAGGTCGCGGCCGGTAGGCCGGACGCTCGCCTCGACGGTCCGACGGAGGACTTCATCGAGTCGGTCGAGCGGATCCGAGAGGGCCTCTCGTCGTCGATCCTCTCCCCCTCCGCGCTCGACGCGGCGGCCTCGGAGATCGGCTCATCCGTGGCGGGCTTCAACCGGCGAGACCTCGACCGCGTCTTCGAGGCGGCGATCGGGGTCGGCCTGCCGGCGACGGAGCCGGGGCTCGCGGATGTCCTCGCCGGCTTCGTCGCGGACAACGCCCGGCGGATCAAGAACCTCACGAACGAGGCCCTCGATCGCGTCGAGTCGACGGTCCTCGCCGGCTTCCGCCGGGGCCGGTCGAACGCGGAGATCGCGAAGGGGGTCCGCGAGGCCTTCGGGGTCTCGAAGCGTCGGGCGAAGCTCATCGCGAGGGATCAGGTCGCGAGCCTGAATGGCGAGTTGACCCAGATCCGCCAAACCCGGATGGGCGTCACGAGCTACGTCTGGAGGTCATCGAGGGACGAGCGGGTCCGGCCATCTCACGAGGACTTCGACGGGCAGACGTTCACCTGGGCGGAGGGGTCGCCGGAGGGACACCCGGGAGAGCCGATCAACTGCCGGTGTGTAGCGGAGCCCGTTCTCTCGTCGATCTTCGAGGGACTGTGATCCCGCTCGGCTTCCTCCTCCTCCTCCTCGGTCTCCGGACCGAGTGCCGGGACGTCTGCGAGGTCCTCGAGTTCGACTATGTCCGGTCCGAACCGTGCTCCTGTATCTGCTACGACCCGGTGGAGAAGCGGGAGCTCCGGACGAGCGATCCTGGCTGTCAAGCGGGGCCGGTTAGGCCGCCGCCGCGATAGCGCCGGAAGGCCGGGCCGCCGCCGCGAGGAGCCGGATCGCGAGCTCTCGGGCATCCTGGGCCCCGAGGTCGGGACGTCGCATCCGGATCTGGTCGAGAGCTACGGTCAAGGCCCGGCGCTTCCCGGTGATCTTCGAGCCGTTTCCGCGCCCGCTAAGCGCGGCCATCAAGACGGAGTCGCTCATGATCTCGCATCCCGGGCACACGGCGAGGACGGCCGCCACGACCGCGTCATAGCCCTTCGGGCCTCGTCGCTTCGGGCCGAGTCCCAGGAGATGGAGCCGGGGCGGCTGGGTGGCGCGAACAAAGTCGACGAGGTCCTCGACGCTCGTCGCGTCCTTCTTCATCGGGACTGCCGGGATCACCTGGTCCGCGGGTAGGCCGAGTGTCACGAGCTCCGCGGCGTAGAAGTCCGCCATCGGGAGGGACCCCTTCTGGACGGGGACGAGAATCTGGGCTCCGTGGGCGGCGATTGCTCGGACGTGTCGGCGGTATCGCTCCTGGCGGCGAAGGGTCTCCGCCTGGTCCGCAACCCGATCGGGTGCGACAACGTAGCAGCGGCCGCCGAAGGCCTGGGCGGCGATCTCGTAGCAGCGGAAAACCGCGCGCCAGCCGGAGGGGGTCATCGGCGCCGGCCAAACGGGGCCCTCGCTCGTGAAGTCCACCTCGGAGAAGGCGCCGGAGTCGACGAAACAGCGGACGCCCGGGTTCTTCGCGGCCTCGACCAGATCGTCCATGGCGGCCTTCGGCGCTCCGCGTCGGGTCATCATTTCCGGCGCCGCT